ACGCGTGGTATCGCCTGGCATCTCGTCCTCCTACAGGGTGGCCATGGCCGTGAGGTTGCGGTCGAAGAACCGAGCGCTCGTCGGAGTGGCCGCGGTGCCCTTCCGGTACTGCGCGGTCAGGGTGGTCAGGCCGGGATTCAGCCCGCTCACGAGCACGGCCTTGGTGAGCGCGCCGGCGAGCAGGAACGTGGATGCCGAGCTGGTGATCGTGACATCGCCGAGCAGGGTCAAGGCACGCAGCGTGGACGCCGCCGCCGTGTTGGCTCCCGTCATCTTGAAGCTCATGGCGGCATCGACCTTGTACGTGTTGCCGGCCGTGCCTGTGGCGTTCGATTCCAGGTTGGCGGAGACCAGCACGAGCAGTCGGCCAGACGGCCCGACAACGATGTTCATCACGGGACCGGGGTTGGTGGTGGCGTCGGTATAAGTCGTGCTGGTGATGGTGTCGATGCCGGTGATGGTGTCCGAGGCGATGCGTAGCGATGACAACGCTGTCACGGCCTCGGGCGAGCCGGGGATGGTGAAGCGGCCGAGGATCCCCCACGTCGAGCCGAACGAGATCAGCCCGACCACGTCACCCGCGGCGAGAATGGCTGCCTCGCTCGTGTTGAGGATGGGCACGTTCTCGACGAGCACGCCGTTGATGAGCACGGTGTTCTCGGCGGTGTCCCGGTTCCACGTGACGATCACGCCCTTGCGCCACGCCACGTTCCGGCCACTGGCCGCAGGGTCCGGCTTGAGGATCTTGAGCATGTCATTGGAGCGCAGCGTCACGACGGTTCCCCGATCACGGTGAGACTCTGCTCGCGAGTCTTTGCGGTCATGGCCTCCGTCACGGTCAACGGAATGGTCATCTGATCAACAACATGCAGTTCACCGACGTGGTCTGCAGGGTCGACGATGTTGTACGTCCGGTAGTTGTCCGCCTCGAACTGCGGCCCGGTGTTGGTGTTTCCGGTGGGGCGCCACAGGTACATCCCGGTCCGGACGCCACCCTGAAAAGTCCCCGCTAGATCGTACTCAAGCAGCCATCCGTCAGGCATCTCATCGTCACGCGGCCAAGCCACGATGCGCACTACGTCATCGTCATCGACCTCCGCCCGCAACGTCCACCAGTCACCCGGCGTGTACGGCGCGAACAGCACAAGCTCGTCGAGCACCGTGAATATTCCGTCGCGCCACTCAGCCAGGCGGATCGAAACGCCCTGGCCGGCCGTGTGCCAATCGAGGCGCGCCATCAGGTAGTTGGACCCGTCGGTGTATCGCAGCGTGATGCCGGTAATCAGCGTCGCGCCGGCCGCTAGGGCGGGCACCCGGTAGTCGACATAGACGTCAACGTTATGCAACCCAGCCGCCGTGCTCTGTAGCGGACTGACCACCACGTTGGCGTTCAGCGTGACCTTCAAGACGCCCCCGTTGACCTGGTATTGCACACCGGTCGCAGACCACGAATGACCGGTCTCACTGACGCCGATGGTGTCGACTGAGGTACGCGTGAACGAGTCGCCTGACTTGAGGAACCTGACCGGGGCCGAGGGCACACCCTCGAATCCGATGATGATCGGGTCGTCCGGCTCAAGGGCGGGATTGGGCACCGCCGAGAACTGCACGTTGTAGGGCAATCCGAGGGAGCGACGCAGCACGGTCTGCGCAGCGAGCAGGCATTGCGCTTCGGTGGACATGAGCGGCGAAGCGAACTCACGAGCAATCTTCCCGAATGGCCCGCCCCAGAGGGTAGGACTACCGGCGCCCTGGTCGACCGCGAGGGCCCTGACCGGCGGCTCAGTATCGATACTCTCGCCCGTGGCGAGGACTCCATTGTAGACACCATCACGGCTGAGTGACCGGCTGGCGCTGACAAGAACGCCTCGTTCGCCGCGGGCTACCGTCCATACGGGCTCACCGGGATCCGGTGGGGTCTTGATCACGAGGATGCCCCGGTGATCGAAGTAGGCGACCTTGCCGACTCCGGTGACCGCTTCCCTGATCCACTCGTAACGCTTCTCGATCAGCCCGGAGCGGGCGATCGGGTCGCTGTCGGTGTCGTCGTCCCATTCGATCACGGCTGCGCCGTAGGCGTCGGTCACCAGCTGCTCGATGATGTCGCCGTAGGTGTCCGCGGCGGCGAACGGGATGGGGTCGACGAGCAGGCTATCGATGATCATTGACATGCGGTCGGTACCGGTCAGGCTGATCAGTCCGTCCGGCGCGTCACTCTGGTCGACGTCGTTGATCCGGAAGTAGCCGAGCGAGACGTACTCCACCGACCCTCCGCCGTAGGCGATGCCCCGCTCGACGAAGAGTTCATGCGCGCCGTACGGAGTGAGGATCGAGTCCGCCTCGGTCGGCCAGAGCGTGGCGCCGGTGTCCTGATCCTCGGCCGCGATCGTCACGTCGATCGTGCCGCGGATGTCCGCGGACCCGTCGAGCTGCACATCGCCACCAGTGAGCAGCAACGTGGCCGCGGACGACGGATTGACCCCGGTCTGCCCTGCCGTGACCGCGCGCAGGCGGAAGGCGGCGGTATGCGAACCGGTCAGGGTTTCCAGGAAAGCGAGACTGACGGGTCTCATTCGACCACGACCACGGACGGATCGCTGACGTACTCCAGGACATCGGCCCACGTCGGAAACGCCAGCATAACGGCGGACCACGATCCGAAGTCGGCGAGGATGCCCGCCCACGTTGCGGTGTATCCGACCACGGTGGCGGCCGGCGCCGCGATGTTGGTCATCGGCAGGGCGAACCGGCGCCGATCGTCTGTGAGCTTCCGGCTGACTCGATCGCGTCCCATGTCGCCGATGCCGACGTACCCGCCCGGGATGTCGAATCCGTCGGGCACCTGCACATACACAGCATCGCCAGCCGCAACCAGGTACTCCAGGTTGCGAGCCTGGGTCAGGGTGTCGGTCCGGGCGGTAAGGGTCCACGTCCGCGACGACGCGACGTCACCGATGCGTACGGGGTAGGTCCGGCCCGGGATGTCGAGCAGCCCGGACCGGGAGCGACGGCCGATCGTCGAGTACTCCTCCGCCCACGGCAACGCCATGTTCAGGAAGGGGCGCGCCACACTCTTGAGCCATACGTTCGTGATGGTCGGCGTGATGTCGTCCAGGTCCGTTCCGAGCAATGCATCGATAGCCGAGTAGGACTGCGACCGGTAGTAGTTGATGACTCCGGGCACGAATTCGTAATCGTCGATGGTGGCCGAAGCCGGGTCCAGATTTGAGGCACCGCGCACGGTTACCCACTGCACGTTGTTCACCGATCGCTGAATGACGATGTGGTCAGCGGTGTAGGCGTCGGTTGCAGCCAGACCTACCCGGGCCAGATCTCCGTTGTACGTGGCTGTCAGGCTCATTACGCAAAGGCCCCCGCACGTCGTCTCATCTGCCGGTTGTTCTGCTCCACCCGGACATCAACGATATCCGTCAGTTCGCGATCACCGATGTAGACGTGCACGTCTGGCACACCATCCCCGCTGGCGCTAGCCGGATTGACGTAGGTCCGGCGAGAGGCGGTCAGTAACTCAGGCCCCCGCTCACCGGTGAGGTAGGTCTGCCCTGGCTGCATCCACCCGCCCGAGGCGAGACGCCCGATGTTGGGCGTATTGAGCGTCCCGCCGCCTACCGAACCGATGCCCGGGATGTTGACCGACGGCAGGGAGAACGAGAGGTTGTTCCACCTATCGATGATGAAGTTGATGGCACTCCGGAACGCGTTCTTGATGCCGTCGAACAACCCGCGGGCGGCCGAGCTGACTCGGCCCGGAAGGCCTTTGATGAAATCGATCAGCGCGTTGAACTTAGAGCGCACGTCATTGACGACCAGTACAGCAGCGGCAACGATCAGTCTGATGATCGAAACGATTGCGTTGATGTATGCGCGGACCTTGTCGACCACGGTCTTGACGATCGTGATGACCAGGTTCCACTGTGCCTTCCAGAGGTTGACGATGAATTGGACGATCGCCATGAACTGATCGAATGCGCGCTTGAAGCTCGGCACCAGCGTGTTCATGAACCAGTCGGCGACGAACTTGGCCGCGGCCTGGATGGCGCCCCACACCACTTTCCAGAGAGTCTGGAACCACGTCGTCTTGGTGGCGATTAGCACGATGATCGCGATGAGGGCCACGATGGCGGCGATGATCAGCCCCACTGGGTTGGCCGTCATCGCCACGTTTAGCAGCCATTGCGCCGCGGCCCAGATCTTCGACGCAGCAGCAGCAGCTTTGCCGGCCACGGTCATGGCCACGGTCGCTACAGTGGTCGCGACGATCGACGCGACGTTCTTGAGGTTGGCCAGCGATAGCGCGTTGGTGACCACGGTCCACGCAGCCACGGCGGCGGCGGCCACTCTGCGCGCGGCACTGCCGGCGACGGTGGCCACGGTGCTGGCTTTCTCCGCCACCGTGGCCCGGACGGTGGCGATAGCACTAGCGAGCTTCAGTGCGTTGAATATCTTGGTCAGCCCTGCCGACACGGCAACGATCGTGTTGTATCCCGTGAGCGCCACGTTGTACGCAACCCAGGCTGCCACGAGTGCCGTGATCACCTGCGGCGGAAGGGCCGCGATCAGCGAGGCAAGCGCCTGTGCGATAGCCAGTGTGATCGGCGCCAGCGGGGCCACGGCCGTGGCCACCTGGAGAGCCGCGCCGGCAATCTGCGCGAGCGCCGTGAATGCCCCCGGGCCCTGTGCGCGGATGCTGTCGAGCAGATCCGTCAACCCCCCGCCCGAGCCGAACTCAGCCAGCTTTGCGCTGCCCTCCGCGAGCAGATGCAGGAAGCCCTGCCCGTCGGACACCACGTTCCCGAACAGGGCACCGAGGAAGGTTGCGAGGTTGCTGACGATGGTGGTCAGGCTGGCGATCGCTGGCTTCGCGTTGGACGTGAGGAACGCGACGAATCGCTTGATCCCTCCGCCTGCCGCGAACTTCTCCAGCGCCGTCAGTGCCTTACTGACGACCTTCCGGCCGATGTCGAACAATGGCTGTAGCTCAAGCACGGCCTTGCCGAGTAGCCGGTACCCGCGGGCCAGGATCTTGAATGTGGCCGGCTTGTTCTGGTCGATGAAGTCCTGACCGTCGGACTTCAGTTGCATGTATGCCTCGGTCGCTTCGCGCTGCGCCGGGGGCAGGAGGTTCAGCTGCGCCTGTAGCTGCAATTGAGCGGCGGCCTGCTTCTTGAGCATACCCGTGTTGTCTTGGCCGTGCCGCTTCATGATCGCGGCCTGCTCGCTGTAGAGCTTGCTCTTATCGGCAAGATCCTGCAGCTTGGTCGCAGACTCGGCGACCTCGGTCTGCGTCTTGGCCAGTACGGCACCGAACACGCCGAGAGGTGCTGCAGCGCTGGCCGCCGCCACCCCCGCGCCTATGGCGCCGATGGCCAGGGCCGCCAGCGCGGGCACGGCATTGGGGGCCACGAGCGCCTTAGTCGCCGAGGTCAGCCGCGCGGACGCTTTGGCCATGCCCTCAGACTGCTTTTCGAAGCGCTTCATCGCGGCCCCTGCAAGGCTAGTCGACTTGACTAGATCCTTGACGTCGCCGAGAAACTTGATCTTTACGCTACGCTCGCCGGCCACCTGTCAGCTCCCCTTTCCGAATGCCCGGATGATCCGGTCCGCCGCGGCGCGCCACTCCCGTGCTGTGGCCGTAGCCTCTCTCTCGATCGTCGGGAAGAACCAGATCCCGGCGCGTCCCGTGTGGAGCCGGGGAAACTGCCGATACTGCATCGAACCGAACTCGGCGCCGAACAATAGCTTCCAAGCAGGCGCCTTACGTGACCCTAGGCGGCGCACGCCTCCGGCGACGACAGCCGGCACCCTGTCGCGGACGGCCCGGACCGTCTTGGCCACGAGTGCCGCCTGCTGGCCCTCGGCGACGCCTGCCGCCTGCGCGCTCAGGGCCAGCTTCCGGGACAGCTCCAGTGACGTTTCACGCAGCTCTTTGGACGCATCCTTGGGCAGCGCCCGGAAGGCCGCGAGGGTCTCCCGGACACCGTCAATCCGGACGCCGACCGTGAGCTGAGACTTAGCCACTGGTCACCCTTCCGTCGTTGCGCCCCTTGGGACGCGCCCTGTCCTGTTGCTCGCGCTCCTTACCGAGTGCGTCTAGCGCGGTCATCAGGTCTCGTTCATCCTCCGCCCACCACACGGACGGCGCGACACCGGATTCGATCGCGAGCAGTACTACCGCCCGGCTCAGGCTTCCGGGCGGGTAGACAAAGGGTCACGGGCCTCAACTTCATCGTCGAGCCCCTGAGCGGCCAGCGCGGCAGTCTCCGCCTGCAGAGGCGTCAGGCCATCGAACTCAGCGAGCAGGCGATCGCGCACCTCAGCATATTCGGGCGTCAGTTCACGCAGTTCGTTGCCGCGAGGGTCGATCATCTCGATGTCGTACGCGTCCACGAACTGGTCAACAGTCATGGCGACCGGCACCATGCCCTGTCGCCTGCAGGCGGAATACGCAAGTTCGAACAGCACCGTTGCGGACATACTGGCGGGATCGCTGAGCATTCCCAGTGAGCGGTTCCTGTGCAGCTTTTCCCACAAGCGGGTGTCGCGCATACCGGCGCCGACTTCGAACGTGTCGCCGTCGTCCGGTTCGACCCTGAAACGGAATGCCTCGGACATCTCTGGTTCTCTCCCCTATCTCGGTGTTGCTGTCGTGCCGTGCTGGTCAGCTCGACGCGTCGTCGTCCCGGGTGTACGTCGGTGTTCCGATGATGACCAGGGTGACCTCGGTCATCTCGGTCTCTCGCGCCTCGCCTCCGACGTTCGGCGCCTTGACCTTCAGGTCACCGGTCCACGTGACGTGCTCCGCCGGGATGTCCGGGTGGTGGTCGAGACGGAACGCGACCGTCTCGCCGTCGTGCTGCACCAGGTAGTCGGAGAATCCGTCCGATCGCCAGTCGGCATACGCCGTGATGTCGAGCGTGTAATCCGGATCAGTCTCCTCGGTGTCCTCGCCGGTTGGGCACAGCGAATAGATCTTGTCGCCGTCCTCCGTGTTGTTGTTGAGGGACCAGCTCTGCACCTGACACTCGAATGCGACGTCGGTCGGATCGGTGCCGAGCGAGAACTCGATCAGGGTCATCTTGCGCTTATGAATGGCCATGGTTGATCTTCCTTCAGAGCGTCGTCTCGGCAGTGATCACGTAGCACGGCAGGTCGCTGCCTCCCGTTGGGAAGGCGCCCGGAACAACCGGACTCAGCACGGTGGTCGCGGCGCCCACCTCGCCGAGGGCGACCAGAACCGACGGCAACCGCTCAAGCAGCCGTTCGACGGCCCGCTCACCTACGGCCTCGCAGAGAAACACGGAATACGTGATCCCGGTCGGCTCGTCCGGTTCACACATGCCCTCGAATAGGAACGTGGGCGGACCGACGATGGCCTGCCCGCCCTCCACGCTGGCGCCGAGGTCGACGACCAGCTTGACATCGGTCGTTGCGAGCGCCGCCTCAAGCTCTCCGGTAAGGGCGAGCCATCGATCGGACAACACGCTCATGCCGTCACCGGTGGCGAGTAGCGCCCGATCTGCAACATGCGTTCGATGTCCGGGTCGAATGACGGGACTCGCGACGAACCCAGCTCGCCGGCCGTGATGAGCGCGTCGGGTGACCGCCGCCGGGTCTTCCAGCGGATCGCCAGCCTGATCGCACCCAGCACCATCTCGGCGGGCGGACGGGGCAGCGTGCTGCCCGAGTCGTCAGCGAAATCGAACATCCCGTCGTGACGGCCCTCAACGAACGAGATGGCCGCGGCCAGCTGCGTCGTGTGGTCGTCGTCGTCGCGCACGTCGGTGTCCGGGATGCGCTGATCCTGCTTGAGCATCGCGAGCGTCGGTGGCCACTCCAGCGGGATCGCTGCCACGGTGCACCCCTTCCCCTAAGTGAGGTACCGGTGGCCGCCCCCTAGGGGAAGGAGCGGCCACCGGTACCGGCTCGGTCAGCTTTCCTCGGTGATCTCGACGCGCTTCACGGAGGCGGTGCCGTAGCGGATGAGTACGGCGGTGTATGCCCAGATGCCCATCTTGATCGACTCGGGCCCGAGCGGCTGCTCGTACCGGAAACGCATCATGCTCGACTCGAACAGCAGCACGTCCTGCCCGCGGACGGCGGCGAACCGGTCGTCCAGCGCGATGCCGTCGGTCGGCGCGAGCGACAACCCGCGGAAGCGGCCACCGTCAAGCGATCCCACGTCGGCGCCACCGATGACGTTGCTGGGAGACTCGCCCGCGCCGGTCACCAGCGGACGGCCGGTCGTGTCGCGCAGGTCGATGAAGTCACCCCACCGGTTGACCGACATCGCCAGGATGTTGGCCGGCAACTTGCGGGCGTTGCGCACCGCGATCGCCGCCTTGACTGCCACCCGGTTGTAGTGCGACGGGTCCGTGACTTCGGTGTCCGAAGTCGCCGGGAGCGCCGTCCCCACGGCGATGATCGCGGCGCCTACCTTCTTCTCGACCTTGAGGTTGTAGGCCGCGATGAGGTCGCCGTAGATCAGCTGGTCGATCGAGGGGGATGCCATGTCGAGCATCTGACGGGACACGACCTGAATGCCCGAGGTCGGCTTGGGCGTGACCGTGTCAACGTCCGAGTCCCACGCGTCGTCGTCCTCAACCGGGTCGTTCTCGGCCGCCTGCTCGGTGACCTCGGTGTCCGCGCCGGCCGTCTGCTTGGGCAGCGTCAGCGGACGGGGGTCGTTACCGAGCGGGACGTTGCGCACGAGGTTCGCCAGTACACGGCCCTGACGGGCCAGCTCGGCGAACTCCTCGATCAGCCACTTCGGCGCGACGACACCAACGCCATCGGTGCCAGTGTCGAGCGCGCGAGAGTGCTCGGCCAGCCGGCGCGCAGCCTGCTCGTCGCCACGCTCACGGGCGCGGTAGAGGTCCGCGAAGAACGAGCCCGTGCCGCCCTCTTTGACCGACCGGTAGTGACCGGGGTCGCGCTCCTGGGCGGTTCCCCCACCGACCTTGCGCACCTGGTCGTCGCCGGCACCCGGCTTGCCCTGATTGCCCGAGCCGTCCGAACCGTGAACGGCGGCGGACACCCGGGCCTGCATGTCACGGACGCTGGCGGTGCGCAGCTCGGACTCACTCAGCATCTCGATCTCGGTGAACAGCTTGTCGCCAGTCACCTTCATCTCGGTGATCGAGCGCAGCTCGTCCTCGGTCAGGCCTCGCTTGGCCTCGGCCGCGGTGTCCTGCAGCGAGCGGATGCTCTGCTGCAGGCTCTCGTACTCGGACCGCTTGGTGGTCAGGTACACGTTCTCCATGACGGGCACGGTTCCTCCCTCGGAATCGCCCTTGCTTCGGGGTCGCTTCCGGGGGTGCGGCTTGGGGGTGCCTGCCGTAGCAGGGGTGCCCGACCGGGTGCCCGCTCTCGCGTTACGTTGCGAGCATAGCCGACCATGGTGCTAGACGACCTACTAGGTCACCTCGATGGCCCGCCCTGCTCGTAGGGCGACGGGTCCGGGAAGGCGCGCCGGATCACCTTACCGACCGCGTGGTACTTGAATGAGCTGTCGGTCGTCGACAGAAACGGCCCGGACGATGGGGACGGCTCGGGGCCGTAGACCTTGATCTCGCCCGTGAGCTCGCCACCGAGATGATGCACGTTGCCGAGGATCGACCGCGGGGCCACCATCTTGCCGGCCGCGTGCCGCTCGATATAAGCCAGCGTCCGCGACAGCTGATCACGGGTCATGGTCATCGGACTATGCGTCTCATAGCTGAGAGCGTCCGGCATCCCGGCATCGGTCAACAGGCGTGCCGTCCGGTCGAGCACTTTCGTATAGTGGCTGCTCGGATTGATCCTGGCACGCCGGCGCGCCAGCTCGACCAAACTCCCCCGGTGCAACGGGGGCGGCTCGGGACCGGTCAGCTGAGTCACGAAGAAGTCATCGTTGAACAGGACGAACCGGTCAATGTCGGCGCGGGCGGCAATCTCCTGCAGGATCAGCAGCGCGTTCTGCCGCTTCCACCGCAGCGGGTCGCGCTGCGGAACGAACACGTGCCGAGCCGCGGCGGACACGAACGAGGGCCGGTGACCGAACAGCCACACGCGTTCGTGCGGCATGTTCCGGTGCACCGACCGCAGCGAGTACCTCAGCTCGGGGTTCTCGTTACCGGGTCTGACCAGGTAAACGATGTCGGTCACGGTGCGTTTCCCTCGTCCGGCTCATCCCCCCCCGAGGGCGGGGGCGGGCCCTCGGGGTCATCGATCGGCCCTGGTGGCGGCGGGTCGCCCGACTCGTCCTCGGGGATCTCAGGCTCGGTCATGACGGCAACCTCAATGGGGGGAGATCCGGCAGGGTGAACGCCTGCGCAGCGACGGCGCGCTGCGCGGCACGCAGCTCGGCGAGCTCGTCACAGCACGTACAACCGTGCCGCGCAGCAACCGCGGGGTCGATGTGCGCGGCAGACCGCACGCCGGCCAACTCCGCCAGTTCTCCATATGCGCCCTCCATCACCGTCGCAATCTCAAAGAGATCCGCAGCCGTACGCCGTACGCCCCCCGCGGGGGTGCGCTGGTTACCGTGCGGACGCTCCCGGAAGCCGATCGAAACCTGGCGGAGTGCACCGTTCTTGACCAGCTCCAGGGTCTCGTTATCGGCAACGATGTCACTGACCCGGGCCTCAAAGTACAAACCCTCCGGACGATCCTCCAGCTTACGGACCGCACCGATCATGGTGCCGCCAAGCTGCACGTGTTCGCGTGAGAGCCGGATCCGGTTGGCTGCTCGCAGCTGGTGATCAAAGGCGCCGCGGGCGAACTCCTCGGTGAGCCCGTCATGGATGTACTGCGGAGCGTCATACGGTACCGCGATACCGAAGATCGTCCGGCCGTCCCCGCCGGCCGCGGAGGACCGCAGCGACAGGTCAGCGTCGAACGTCCGGGTAATGAGGTCGGTCACTGCTCAGTTCCTTCCGTCTCGGGATCATCGTCGTCCGGCACCACCGGTGCGGCCGGCGTGGACGCAGGCGCGGGCGCGTCGTCGATGCCCTCGATAGCTCGGCGCCGTTCGGTTGCTCGGACCTCGCTCGGCAACAGCCACGGCTTACCGCCGGTCGCGATGTTGTAGGCGTTGTACCGGTTGAGCGTGTCGCTGGCGAGCAACGCATCGAGGTCCGGTTCAATCGTCACGCCACGAGGGAACGCCTGCGACAGCGCTTCCTTAAACGCGGTGAAATGATCGTTCATCGAGAACTTGATCAAGTTGATTGCGTCTTGCTCGATGTTCTTGTACGTCCGGCTACCGGACGCCCCGCCGAGCCACCCGACCGGCAGGCCAAAAATGTTCTCCATGTCGGTAAGCGAGAACTTTCGTGCCTCGATCAATTGCGCCTGCTCGGGATTCCACGCCAGCGGCACGAATTCAGTGGTCGCATTCAGTACCGCTACCGTACGAACGGCCTGCGACTGAAGCCACTTGGTCTTCAACGCATCGGCGCCCGCCTGATTGAGGTCCGGATTGGTCGCCTTCAGATAACCGGTCGGGACACCCTTGACCGAGTGCGCCTCGGCGCTCAGGTCGTCGGCGCCCCGCAGGGTCTTCATGTGCGCTTCCAGGATGCCAAGGCCGCGCAGCCCGCCCGGCTCGCACGGGCCCTTGATGTGCAGCACCTCGGCCGGCGAGAAGCGCAACGAGCCGATGGAGTACTCAATCTCTCCGACTGGCAGTCCGTAGTCGCGTTCGTCGATCCGGCGCACACCGACGAACGCGGCCGGCACGGGGACGATCGCGGTCGGCCAGCCATCCCGCCCGCGGGCGGCATAGACCCCGATGGCGTTGCCTTCCCAGAGGTAGTCGAGGCCCATCGACCGCATGGTGGTGAACCGGGTGTCAGGCGGCGCGGGCTGTTGCAACAGGGGTGGCGTGGGCGTCACGAGCCGTGGCGAGGGATCGTCACCGGACGGCGCACGGAACCCGTTCCAGGGCATCCCTGCAAGCAGACCGGAAATCAGCAACGAGGCACGCCACGCACCCGGAATGCTCATCCCGTTCTTGTATGAGCTGGCCGGCCAGTCGGGCGCGAGATCACCAAAGATCTTGTAGGTATCGAGGTGCGCGCCACTGGTGATGTCGTACGCCTCATACCGGGTGCCACCCGTGCCAATGGCTCTGTGCTGCGGGAGTAGCTTCCCGAGACCCATCTAGATCCTCCCGCTTTCACGCAGCACGGCCAGCGCCGTCATAACGACACCGCCTGTGATCAGAGTAGCCGCCAGACCTGCGGCGAGGTAAACGCCACTGAGAATCGGTAACGCGCTGAGTAGCTGCACGGTACTGGCCGTGATCCGGCGCCGGACCCTGACCGGATGCTGCACATCCACCTCGATCTGAGCGGCCGGCACGCCGAGGTGCTTGGC